CCACTCCGATAAGTCAAGCTCTTTGACTGGAGCGTTTACGCTGGTACTTGCTTCCCTTACCATCGCCACGCGCTCACGGGCAAACAGCGGCGACTCTGCTCCTGTTGATTCTTCTCTCCATTTGACTTGTACTATAAAAGGCTGCCTTGTTGCATAGTCAATAGTGTTTAGCCTAAAAGATCCCTCTTCGATGTTGCCGTTATTAAACTGCGCTTCAACCTTGAGTGGCGCATCAAACTCAATCGCTTTTTTAAGATAGTAAACGCCGCCAAGTCGAACCAGCTTGAGCAGATGCGCTAATGCAATCTCTGAAGCCCAGCTCAGAATGTTTAGCGGTTCATCTTCGACCTTATCGTAAAAATATCCCCGGTCTTGGCACCATTGCGCTGCCTCCTGAAAACTTGGCCTGTCAATTTGCGCCAGTTGCGTGCGAGGGAAGGCGCCCAGTTCGGGGTTCGTCATTACTTCGCGCAACCAGTCTGGCCATAAATGGCTTGATCCTTCTGTGTCGTTATTTAATAGCCTAGGCATTTGATGGCCGTTATTGCAAAAGCCGCTAAAACCTGAAAGACTATTAAACTCAAGCGATGCTGAGATGTTCACGCCTACAGGCGCCAAAGACTCGTAAGATGGCGTCATGTCAAGATCGCCATAATAGTTGATCTGCGTGATCTGATGCTCTGGACTATTGCTTACGCTTGATTGGATATTTTCGTACGGGAATGCTTCATCGAACCTAGCGTAACCGCCAATCATGGATTCGTACTCAGGGTCGGCCCAGCCAAGGCCAATGTCAAACTTAGGCTCAAGCTGTGAGATTTTGCGGTTCTTGCTACTTGTTGGGTTTATGATGTAGCCAGTTGATATTACGGTGACGCCGGCAGCAGTGGATTCCACCTCTTCGCCGCTGTTGGTATCGAGCACCAGGATTTGGGTAATAGCGCTTTGGCGCACTTCCCAACTAGAAACCGGCACAGCTCTAATCGTCCATCGCCTGTTAGATGGAAGAACGATCCTTAAGTAGTTGTGGATCTCTTCACCGCTGATGCCGGCGACTGCAAAAACGTCAGGAAACTGCGTCCATGTTGCGCCACGGTCCAGGCTGTATTGCAAGTTGAAGCAGCTATAGCGACGTGTCTTTGTAGTGATAGAATCTCCGCCGCTATCGTAGCGAGAAACCGATATAACGCCATTCGCCGTTTTGCCGACTTGGTTTTGGCCTGCGCGACTGTTGATGGTTTGCACTTTTGGGCATGACCTGAAACCTGTTATACTATTTACGGTTATACCAACTCTTGACTTAATGATAATTTCGCAAACCCGAAACTCTCTCACTGCGCTAAATGATGCTATTGCCATGCGAAAGACTTGCGCAGCTTGAGAGCATAACTTGTAGCGGCCTTGAGTACCGCTTTGCAGGTTGGCAAGGTCGCTGCTTGGGTTGTACTCTGGTGGCAGAATCGTAGTGCCGGATTCATCTGGAAACAGAAACTTGGGACCAATGAATTGCACACTTCCGGCCTGTACTACCGTAAAGACATATTCCATGCTGTTGCCATCACCAACAGGCTCTTGCTCTGAGTCGCTAATAAAGATCGACTCGCTAGGGCTTTCCGATATTCTTTCTTCGAATATTGCCCAGCAACTGCCTATCCTGTAAAGTTCATTGGGGATCAAGGCAGAATCTGCCGAGTTTTGCACGCCGGCAACAGCAGCCGCAACGCCGCCCATTTCCGCTTCGGATTCTGCATCATTATCTATGACCCGTGAATTGGTAGTATTAAATCGGATCTTTGTCTTAGCATCAGTAGTGCCGTTGATCGCGTAGAGCAGCGAATCGCCAACAGCAACGCTTTGCGTAACGATTTGGTAGTCGCCGGTAGCAGGAGTTGTCCACGTCGAAGAACCACTGGCCTTGCGCTTGCGCAACCCGCTTCGCATTGACCAATAGAATTTACCTTTCCATATCTCTACCAAGGCCGCTGCATCGTCATCAGTGCGTACCTTGTCGTCATCGTCAATCCTTGCTACGATGGTTGGCTGTATTGTTACTGGTTGCCTGTGCATCATTGCGTTAGGGCACCAACCGTACAGGCCAAACGATGTACTGGTTGATGGCGTTTCGCTCATGCAAAATGCTGTCTTGTATTGACCGCTTGTGGTTTCAAGCGCAAATACATCTTGGCCGCCACTATTTTGCGAGTTGCCAGGATCTCTGTTTGCGCTCCTGCCGGCAATGAGTTGAGCTGAGTTGATCCGCCCACCATTAGGCGCAAAGTATATGGAGTATCGCGCTCCCTGACTTAACGCTGTGCCGGTGTAAGCGTAAGCGCCAAGCGTGTTATTCCCAAACGCCCAGCCCCTTTGGTCCCAAGCATCTGCCGGCATTCCGGCAGTACCGCCAAGAAAAACGCCACGAAACATTACTGATCCGTTGTTGGCCAGCATCTGCGACCAAAGCAACGGCATTGCGACACGAACGCCGCCAAGGTTGTTCTCGCGCTTGGCGATTACTACAGGAACGAACTGCCCGATCCTGGCGGGTTCCTGCATCGAGTCGAACCCGAAGCGCGGCGAAGATCGCTGGTTGTTAGTTGTTGGAGTACCGCTTTTTCTGGTGGTAGTGATTCTCGACTGTTGCCGTGCTGGAAACAGCAGCGAAGACAGTAGCGATACGCCAACTGAAATCGCTAAATTAACAAGTACAGGAACCAATGGCCCGCATACTGGCCCTTCAGCGGCAGCAGGCCGTTCTACTGACTCCCTTAACGTAATCGCCTTCCATTCCCGGTACGCATCTTCAGATACGCCCAGAATTTGAGCAAGACGTTTTTCGTAAGGAAGTAGCTTAATCACAGCAAGCGATAGAGTTTAAGTGAACCGCAAGCACTGACGGGACCGGCAACTAAGCGGCCATAATGCCTGACGGTGATAAATGTGTTGGCATCGGGCAGCACGCCGACGCCGAAAGAGCCGTCTCCCCGGTCGAAGCGGATCAAGGCGCCGGCCTCAGGCTTCTTAATGGGTTCGGTCAGCTCGCCCCAGTCCTCGTCCAGCTCCCTCCAGCGCCCCCGCTCAGCCGCCCTGTACCAGCTCCCCATACGATCTGCCGGCCAGGACATTCCCAGCTCCTGACGTACCGCCTGGGCGGTCCTGAAGCAGCAGGCCCCCCGACCGTCCCGTGGGTCTGCGCCGAGTTGCCAGGGCAAGCCAGACCATTTGCGCCAAAATGTCAAAACAAAATCCCTCCGCTAGATGGCAGTGGCCCGACTTGGGCCGCCGTGAGTCTACGGGTTGGCGCGGTCCCTGTGACAAAATTAAGCGGATTGCCAAGTTTTAAGGTAACAACAGAAAATGCTTCTTCTTCTCCTGGCACGGCATCGACATAGCTAAAGGTATCGCAAGCGCAAATGGTTGAGCTTAGAAAGTTCAACTCGTTCCATGTCGGGTATCCGTTTACGCTAGATGGTGGCGTGCCAACAAGTAGCACGGTCGAAACCTTGGCAAGCAATAAATCCTCAGACGCTTGCCATAGTTTTGCGGTTGAGATAATGTTTGCTGGCGCAATTAACTCATAGTCTCCGCTTTCGTTGCCATCAGTTGACAGGTCGCCGGCAATACTGTAAGGACTAAAATTGTAAGTTAGTCCGTTAAACGTTCTATTCTCTCCAATAAAGAAAGGTTGATAGCGTAACGGCAGCGGCAACGGAGCGCCAGTAGCGTCAAGAAACTCGATGTAATGAGTTACGTCGATCATCAGATGTTGATTGAATCACGGAGAGCGCCATTGTTCTTCATGCCGTTAATGGTCTTGGCAAACGCTCGCCTTTCAACCATAGCATTACTCTTGCGTAGCTGATCTTCTGTAACGTAACGCTCTCCCCTTTCTTCCCTGACAGTATAGCTAATGTCAAGAGAGTTTGATTCGTTTCCGCTATTACGCAATGCTTCTGCTTTTTGCATGTCAGAGCGCGGAACCACTCGGCCAGTGACGCCAGGAAAGAAGAACTCTGGCTCTTTCTCGCCCGTAACATAAACCTCGCCAGGCCTGGTAATCCCGCCCTTGGCCATGAAGCCCCCGAAGGTAGGGCCAGACGCAAAGCTCGCGCCGATGTTGCCGAGGGAACCGGAAAGCGCCGCGCCAAGGCCGCCGCCCAGCCCCCCAGCTCCAGCGCCGCCAAGGCCGGAGAGTAGCCCCTGAGACGCTATGGCCTGGAATAGTCCGCCCATTTGACGCTGTAGCAGCGCGGTTAGCTGCTGTTGCGCAGTGTCAGCAAAGCTGCCAGAGATAGCCCTTAGCATGTCGCGCCCCACGTCTCCAATTTCCCTAGAGCCATCGGCAATGCTTACCAAGCCATTTGTTAATGCGCCGGAAATAGCGTCAGACGTAGCAACGATATTCTTCTCAAGGTTGCCCCAAACAAGTTGCTGATTTTCAAGCAGCTTGGTTTCGTTGGCCAGGCCAGTGGCCCGGTCGATATTGCCAGAGCGCTTCATCTCTTCCTCGAAAGCCCGTGCTGGCGCTCCGATCATCCCTGCACGCAGGCCGGCGCCAGTGAACCGGGCTTCGTTTCTGATTTCGTTAATACGCTTGCGGAACTCATTTTGCTTGCCAAGCTCTTCGGTTTGCGCTGTAAGCAAGGCTAGCTTAGCCTTTTCAGCTTCACTTGCAAGCTGATAAAGCTCAGAAGCCTTAAGCAATTCGACATTGCTCGCCTGTAGCTTGCCGCGTTCCAGTGCAGCAGCTTCCGCTTTACCGGTTGCTAGTGTTTCCTGTAACTGCAGGATGGCAGAGCGAGCCCGCTCTTGATTTTGCAGCTTATTGTTAAGGTCGAGATTTATGCGGCGCTGCTTTTCTTCATTCTTGGCAACGCCAACAGCAAGGTCAGCCCGCTTGTTGACCATTCCCGTAAGCGCGGGATCATCGCCATACTGTTTCTTAATTTTTGCCAGTGCATTGCTGCGGTCTAGCTCAAGCTGCGTGATTCGCGCCCTGCTCTCCGCTTCAATATCAGCAACTGAAGCAGCGTTATCGCTAAGGTCAAGAATCTTTTGCCTTGCTTCAATCTGCTGTTTAAGCGTGTCGCTTTGTTGCCTGAGTTGCGGCAGTTGGCTGGCTTGTAGTATTTGCTCAATCTGGCCAAGTTCGATACCCTTTTGTTTGAGCTTATTTTGCTCTTCTAGGATTTGTTGCGCTTCCCTGGTGCCGCCTTTGAGTTGTAAGTTTGCCGCTAAGTTGGCGGCATTGACCGGCGCGATAGAAGGGGTAGGGCCAATGGGGACTGGACTAAACTTGGGACCGGGGATGTTGCTGATCTGTGTTGCAGTCTGGCCTTGGATGTTACCTTTTAGCACTTTCTCAAGGTGCAATAACTTCATCTGGCCCATCGGGGTGTCAATGATCCCAACTATTCCGCCGCCGCCGCTTTGCGCTTCTGTCATTGACCCGACAAGTCGCGCTCCACCCACCAAGGAAACAGGCGTACCGGTAGGCGTGCCAAAATCGACGCCCCTATGGAAGCTGGAAGCGCCAGCAGTTGGAGCGCGTCGGGGACCGTAGCCGCTGGTAACGCCAAACGATGAAGGGACTTTGCCGGCAACACGAATAAAGCGATCTGCGTCGGCGGAGGTTATCGGCCTGCCATCTGCCCACCTCACGTCAAGGTGTGGCCCTGTGCCGACGCCAGTAGCGCCGGTAAGTGCGACCGTCCCGCTCGAAGGCGCCATCGCGCCAGTAATTGCCCGTGGAGCGCCAGGCGCAGCAGCAGTGCCCATGTCAGGCAGCGTCATTGCCTGGCGCATTAAGTCAGCGGCTTCCCTTGCGCGATCACGAACATGATCCGCAACCTTCATCTTGTAATCTTCTACTGAGCGCACATAGGAGAGCTTACGTTGCTCAATGTCTTCTATTTCGCGTGCATTTGTGCGCTTGTAATCCTCAACATCACGATTGAGCTTCGCCATCGCAAGCTCAAGCCTGTTTCTTGACTGTTCAATATCAGCTTCGCCTTCCTTTCTGGAGCGCACTACTTCGCGCACATTTGTTAGCAGCTGCTGTTCAAAGCCAACAGCCGCCGCAAATGTTTGGCGAGCATTTAAATCGCCACTTTCGATGCGGTTTTGCGCTCTGGCGCGATTATTCTCAATCTGCTTCTCTGCCGCTTGCTGGCGCAAGTCAAATATCTCACGTTCTTTTTTGTAACTGTAATCAGCAATGTCTTTGTTTAGTTTCGCGCCATCGCGTTGCAAGTCATACGCTTGCCGTTGCAGGCCGAACGCTTCGCGATAGGCCGACTGTATTTGATCTGCAATCTTGCGCGACTCCTGGATCTGCGCTGTTCCGGCAGCAAATTCGTCCTGAGGTTTTGCAGCCTGCCTGTTTCCCGCCGCTCCCGCCGCAACCGCTTTGCCGCGCCGCTGCAGCTTGTCGAACAAAGCAGTAGCGCCGCCAAGTGGGTTGGCCGCCGTTAATATGGCGCCGCCAATCCCTG